CCAAAACAAAACACGACTGGAGTTGGGTAAATTCCATGGAAGGTGTTGAACTAATTGATAGTATCAATGTTACATTAGACCAAAGCATGAAAACTGCAAGATGTGCTGTTTTTTACAATAGTTCAAGCAGTGTGCTAAGTGTTTTAAAAGGAATACCAACTTTCGTTAGTGAAGAAAGTGCAGTTACGTGGGCAGTTGCTAATCATGATCTAAAATATATTATCAACCCACAAAAGCCAGATAGAAGCCAATGGTTAAGAGATCTAGGACAAGCACATTGGACTATTGACCAAAGTCGCATAGGACTTGTTTACAAACATTTTGAGAAATATCTACCAGCCTAGTATACAATCGTTTCGCACCTGCCCTAGTTTCTTGGCTCCCCAACTAAGCAAAAGGTTTACTGCTCCGTATTGTGTGTCTTTGGTTATTCCGGTGTCTTTGTGTAATTTTTGTTCAACTACAACAATTGGTTGATGTGTACGTAGAGTTTGTTCTCCACCTTTGAGTATTTGCATTTCGTAACCTTCGCAGTCGATTTTCATATAATCAATTCGATCAAACCATAGACTGTCTAGGCATTTCATGTCTACCTTTCCCATACCAATACTGTCTTTGTTTATATGCGAATGTCCAGTATTTCCTTCAGTTATCACCATATCTATGGTTGTGTCTTCGGTGCCTAGTGCAATAGGCCATATCTCGATATTTTCCATAGGTACATTGCGTCGCAAACATTCTTGAAACTCAACCACCGGTTCAATTGCAACTACTCTTGCAAAACGAGCGGCTAGGTCTCTACTCCAAAGTCCTACATTTGCACCTATATCTACTGCGACACCAAAATCCTTAACAAATTGCAAACTTTTCTGTCTAACAGGTTCTTGATATTCTGCAGGACCACCTTTTTTGATATTTTTTTTAATCATATGTGAAAAATGAGTGTCTTGGTCTGCAAACCACCATCCATGAGCTTGATACATTAGAATTTTACCTCTATTCCTGATACTAATCCGATATCATCTTCAGTGGCGGCTGGTGCAATAAACCAGTTACCATAGTTGATTTTTATCATTGGAGCAATATCTATGCGTCGATATCCATGTACTAATCCATATGTGATATCTAAGCCTTTGTATGTGGCTTCTTTACCAATGTATATACTTTCTCTACGGTCACTGTTATGATATATTCCTGTTACATAATTGTTTGGCAATTGATACTGTACGTGTGGATGTAGATTATTGAAACTTTCGTTTGATAGTCCAAAATGCATACTGACAGCAAAACTAAGAATCAAACTATCTAACACGTGGTATCCTTTTCACATAGTCGATATTGTTGTGCATTTGGTACTCGTTTGCCTTGCTGTATCCAACTATTTTTCGTTTTCCTTTCATGTGATCAATATATCTGCCGAGCTCACTGTTTATAAACGGATGTCCAGCAAGTCCTTTGGTATCTGGATGAGGATTGAGATTGAAGAACTTTGCACCTTTGTTTTGATATTCCCTACGCATTACATCAAACAAAAAACTATCGTGCCATTCAGGATAATTAAACATTGTATCATTTATATACAATCCAGCAAAGTCGTTTACAAAATCAATGCCTTGAGAATGTTTTCGGTTGTAGCCTACCCAACCACATTCACTGTGGTATCTTTCTCCTCGTCCAAGGTGTGTTGCTAGATATTCGTCTGGACTAATACTATCAAGAAATTGCATTGGTATTGGTGTATGAGTTAGTGTGTCACCGTCTAACCAGATGATCCAGTCACTGTCTATGTTGTTAACTGCATGATGAACTGCAAAAACTTTATGACAAAATCTTATGCCTTGCCATTTAAAGGCTTTTCGTGCGTCATACTTTGCTTCATTGTTAGGACCTTTACCGCCTTGAGCTTGAGGGTTGTTTTTATGTCTTTTTAGAAACTGTTTGTATACTTTGCTATTAGCATACAAATCTATAAGTCTTACATTTGCTCTTTGTGTAGGGACTGCTGTGCCTTCAGTATAGACAACTAAATCAACTTCTCGTGGCCAAAAGTTTTGAAAACTGTTGACCATTTTCTGCCCGTATAATTTACGGCCTTCTTCATTAAAAGTGGTAATTACTGTGTAACGTTTCATATGGGTATTTAACCTTTGATCAATAACATAGCATATTATCCTGCTCAGTGTGCTCTGAATAGCAAACCAATCATGGAAGCATTTTTAAACAGCTGTCGAGGTGCTGGTATAACACCTGTTGAGAATAACCTCGACTGTGATGCCGTTGTTATATGGAGTGTACTATGGAATGGCAGGATGAGCAAGAACAAAAGGATATATGAACACTATCGTTCACTCGGAAAGCCAGTTGTGGTAATTGATGCAGGTGCTTTAGAACGTGAAGTTACTTGGAAAATTGCAGTCAACAATATTACCACAGAAGGCTACTATGGTCATACCGAAAACTTAGATCATGACCGTCCTAGCAAACTTGGCGTTAGTTTACAGAACAATAAACTCAATGATAAAATACTCATTGCGGCTCAGCATAATAAGAGTTTGCAATGGGAAGGCATGCCTAGCTTAGAAGATTGGACTGTGGATCTAATACACAAAATAAGAAAATACAGTGACAGGCATATTGTAGTAAGATATCATCCGCGATGTCCATTTTTTATACCTTCGCAACGTTTTAAAATGTTGTTGATGAACAAAGTTATAGATAACTGTACACTTGAAACACCAATGCAGATTGAAAGCACGTATGATGCATTCAACATTGACTACAATTATCATTGTGTAATAAATTATTCAAGTGGCCCAGGTATAAATGCAGTGATAGCAGGTGCAAATGTTCTTGTTGATAAAAAAAGTCTAGCCTATCCAATGAGCATAAAACTCAACCAAATTGAAGATCCTCCAAAAAAGAAAAATAAACAAAAATGGCTTGTGGAAATAAGTCATACTGAATATACAATTGATGAAATAGCAGAAGGTTTATGGCTAAAAAGATTAAAAGACTCACTAGAGTAACAGACACAATTGATTGTGCTTGTCTAATACATGACACTCTCTATGACTGGAGTTATGTTGATAAACTTTATCGCAGTTTAGAACGTAACCTCACTCCAACAGTTAGAATGCATGTGTTTACTGAAAGCAACAGATTTGTGCCAGAAAATTATATACGTCATGACTTAGAAGAATGGGAAGGTGTTAGAGGCCCTAAACGTAGTTGGTGGTATAAGATACAACTGTTCAACAGTAAACATTGGAATACAGACTGGTCACAGATGTTGTATTTTGATTTAGATTCTGTGATTACAGGCAATCTGGATTGGCTATGGAATGTAAATAGAGATAGATTTTGGGCCGCTAGAGACTTTCAATATCTAATGAAAAGCAGTCGATGGAAAATAAACAGCAGTGTAATGTGGTTTGATCCATACAAATACAATTATGTATACACAGACTTTGATTTAAAACAGATTATAAACAACCCTCGATGTCCGTGGCACGGTGATCAAGACTATATTTTTAGCAAGGTAAAAGATGATGTAAGTTACTATAGCTCTGAGCAAATAGTCAGTTATCGGTGGCAGGTAAAAGAAGGTGGAATGGATTTTAGATACAGAAAACCATTGAATCCTGGTGGTGATAGTGCTATTGATTCTAAAACTAGTATTGTAATTTTTCATGGAAATCCAAAGCCACACGAGATACATGATAATTTAATTTTGGCGCATTGGAGGTAAATACCATTATAGTTTTATAAAACAAAGGAATATAATCAAATGGCATTAAGAAAATTTAAAGTTGAAGGTTGGAATCACGACGCTGGAACAACTGCAACTGTAACAATGGGCGGCACACAAGTTTTTAGTGGTCCTATAACTACTGCCGTTGTTAATGAATATGACGGTGTAAATGCACCAGCACCCGACGGGCCGCACTATGTTTTGTCTTGGGATTATACTAATTCAGACGATAGTGCTGAACAAGAAGTTACTTGTAGTATAGAAATCACTGCCGGAAGTGCATCTATTGGCACTGTGCTTGTGAGTTCTGGAGATACAAATTCTGCTACTTATCCAGCTGATGCACTCCCAGGTATAGTAGAAGTTGACAGCACATGGTACTATCTAGGAACTAATACTATTCCATATGGTGATGGTTCAGAATCTGCTATTCCAGAGAAAAAGAACATACTCATAGATGGGGTTTCTCCAGTGTTAACTGCTACAACTCCAGAGGAAGGTGGAATTCCTACTGGTGGTATAGATAATCCAACATTTTCTAGTTGGCAGTTTGTCTTAGAAAATGGACAGACAATATCATTTACTCAACGTATTCCTGCTGAAATAGCTGAATATGTAGCTCCGGCACCGTAAATAAAATTTAAGCCTTGTGATACTTGCATAAATAAAAGTAACAAAAGAATTCGCAAGTTGGGATAAGGCGCCAACATGTTCGTTTAGTTCGCTAAACGGTTTTAAATCAGATCGTCCACTTGTTGGGCGATTTTTTTTGGCCAAAATTAACAAAAAGGTTGACTTATGCTCATACTGTGTTATTATAACAGCATAATAAGAAAAAGGAAACAACATGACATAGCAACCAGTAAAGTGTGGGTAGTTGATTAAGGGAGAGCTATGCTCGACAACTACAGAGGTTTACAAGTCAGGTAGGACTCAAGGAACCGTTACACTCCAACTAAACACTACCCAGTACAGACTGATCTACTGTACTGATTGTTAAAGATCAAGTTTTTAAAACAGGAGCAAATATGTCAGAAGAAAAGAATAAAGTAAGCAACATCCAAAGTATTGATTTTGAACCAAGAACACCACAAGAAGATAATGCAGAATTACAAGAAGCATACGATGAGTATTTTGCAAAAGGTGGTAAGGTAACAGTGTGTACACCTGATGCAAGAACAGAAGGTGCAACAACAAATCCATGGCAACGTAGTAAGAAGAAAACGGAGAAGAAGTAATGTATTATGTTCTAGGTGAAAGTGCTGAAACTGGAGAATTTGAAATTTGGGAAGGACTAACTGCCAGTGAGTGTATTGCAGTTCGTAATGAGTATATCAAACTGGGTCTTCAAACCAGATCAGGAAAAATGTCAGAAATTCAAAAGAAAACAGGGTAGGTCAAAATGTTAAAATGGATTAAACAACAGTGGAAAGAAATAGTCGAAGCATACGTTGAGGGCAGAGATGAAATGCAAAAAAAAGTTGCTGGCAAAGACTATAAACCATCAAAGAAACGTAAGAAATAGGTTGACACATACATATAATGTGTTAAGCTGTTTATACAGTTAGAAAACAACATTGCATAGGAGAGCTAGAATGCAAATGAAAAAACAAGATTCCAAGACTATCAATTTTGAAACCGATCAGCAGGTAATGGAACGTATTGCCACTCGCTTCAGTATATTACACGACATGACCAAAGCTGTTATTGCTGGAGATGTTAGAGCTATGATTGTTACTGGACCTCCAGGAGTTGGTAAGAGTTTTGGCGTAGAAAAAGAACTAGACAAAAGTTCAATGATGGATAGTATTGCAGGCAGACCTATCAAGTACGAAGTCGTTAAAGGTGCAATGACTGCACTTGGTTTGTATGCAAAACTATATGAACATGCAGATGCTAATCATGTGTTGGTATTTGATGATTGTGATAGTGTATTAATGGACGAACTCAGTCTTAATATACTAAAGGCCGCACTTGATTCAGGTAAAAAACGTGTTCTACATTGGAATGCAGACAGTGCGAAACTTAGATCAGAGGGTATTCCAAACAAGTTTGAATTCAAAGGTGGTGTAATTTTTATTACTAACGTTAAGTTTGAAAATGTTAGAAGTAAAAAACTACAAGATCATTTAGAAGCACTGCAAAGTAGATGTCATTATTTAGATCTTACACTTGATACCATGAGAGACAAGTTCTTACGTATTAAACAGATAGTTTCTACAGGAGAACTATTTAAAGATTATGATATGACTCAAGATGCACAGGATCAAGTAATCAACTTTATGGACGAAGTTAAGGATAAATTAAGAGAAGTAAGTTTGAGAATGGCATTGAAGATAGCAGATCTCACAAAGGTAAGTCCTAACTGGAAGGAACTTGCCGAAAACACTGTTATGAGACGCAGATAGAATAGGTTGTCATATCAGATCTAGCTCCTGGACAACCTTAAGTGGGCAATGTTGTAAAAAATGTTGCCCACTTTCCTTGACTTAATACAAAAAACTATATATAATTAAAACATGAAAACGGCAATACTAATAATAAATGATGAAGTGAACCTTAAGATATCAGGACTAGATCTTGATGTTCGCAAGAAACTTGTGAACACGTTCAAGTATGATGTGCCACATGCGAGATACTTGCCAGCAGTACGTCTTGGACGTTGGGATGGTAAAGTTGCATACTTCCAAATGGGAGGCAGTACCTACTTAAATTTGTTGCCTGATATACTTCCTATATTAGAAGATTTCAACTATGATGTTGACGTACAAGATAATCGAGATTACCAAACAGTATTTAAGTTTGATTCAGTAGCAGAAGATACTTACAGTGATATTACATGGCCAAAGAATCATCCTGCCGTGGGAGAGCCTATTGTGCTAAGAGACTACCAAGTAGAGATTATAAACAGTTTCTTGCAAAATCCACAGTGCATACAAGAAGTAGCTACAGGTGCTGGTAAAACAATAATGACTGCTAGTCTTAGTGAACGTGTAGAAAATTATGGACGTAGTATTGTTATTGTGCCAAACAAAAGTTTGGTAACACAGACAGAAGCGGATTATGCAAATTTGCAACTTGATGTTGGTGTGTTCTATGGTGATAGGAAAGAGTTTGGACACAAACATACTATATGCACATGGCAAAGTTTGAATGTACTGCTTAAGAATACAAAGAACCAACGTGCTGATATATCAATACAAGAGTTTTTAGAAGATGTAGTTTGTGTGATAGTTGACGAAGTACACATGGCAAAAGCAGATGCACTTAAAACACTGCTTACAGGAGTTATGGCACGTGTACCATTGCGTTGGGGTCTTACAGGAACAGTGCCAAAAGAGCCATATGAATTTCAAGCACTGCATTGTAGTTTAGGTCCTGTGATAAATCAACTGGCCGCAAGTGAACTACAAGAAAAAGGTGTATTAGCAAACTGTCATGTTAATGTTGTACAACTTGTTGACCATGCAGAGTTTTCAAACTATCAAAGCGAATTAAAGTACCTTTTTGAAGAAAAAGGCAGACTTGATACCATTGCAGGCTTGGTTGCAGAAGTAAATAAGACTGGGAACACATTAGTATTAGTAGACAGAATAAGTGCCGGAACAGAACTATTGAATCGTTTAGGTGATAATGCTGTATTTGTTAGTGGAGCAACCAAAGCAAAAGCAAGACAGGATGAATATGATGAAGTGGCTACTGCTACAGGTAAAATCATTGTTGCTACATATGGTGTTGCGGCCGTGGGTATTAATCTCCCACGTATTTTCAATCTTGTCCTTCTTGAGCCTGGTAAAAGTTTTGTACGGGTTATACAAAGTATTGGCAGGGGTATTCGGAAAGCGGAAGACAAAGACCACGTCCAAATCTGGGACATAACCTCAACCTGTAGATTTGCAAAAAGGCACTTAACCAAACGTAAAGCATTCTATAGAGAAGCAAACTATCCTTATAGTGTAGAGAAACTAGACTGGAATGCATAAAATACTGGAGAAATTATGAGAATACTAACACTTGAAAATACTGTCTATGAATTAGATGTATTGCCAGAAGAAATAGATGATCTACGTTTTGCTATTTTTGATAACAGTGATCCTACCAATCCGGATCACATCTATATTCCATTGATATTTTTAGAAACATTCAACTCGCCTGCATTGGTACTGCGTATTGGTGATACTACAATGAAAATGCCAATTGATTGGCAGGTGTTAATTGGTGAACCAGAAGTTGGCGATCTTGAAATGTTACCGTTAACCAGTATCAATGATAGAGGTTTTAAAACTTTCCAATTCAACCCACACACAAGTTTTACACCAACTTACATGGATATAGAAATAGTGGATGTGTATCAAGATGTAACATGGTATGTACCAAAACTAAAAAATGGACAGATGTTAGCAGTCCCAGTTGAAAGCAAAGACAATCCAAGATGTGTTTATTTTGTTAAAGATATTAGTCGTAACTGTGAAATCGTAGACTACAACAAGGCATGGTAAGATGGAATTTTCCAAAGGCATATGGCATGTATTGACAAAACAAGTTGAAGATAGTATAATACTAGCAATTATATTTTTCTTTGGCCATGTACTGATTGCAATGGCAGTTGTTAGTATAGTTACTGGTGCAAGTTTTTGGGAGGCAGGAGCAGTGGCACTGATCGAACCTGCAATCAACAGCATCTGGTTTTTGTTATTACACAAGATATGGAAAAAACACAGTGAGCGAAAAACTAAACATAGCAAATGAAATGCGTTGCCTTGATAGCAAGGATCGCAACTTCTATGACAGTCTAACAGACGAAGAACGCAAAAAGTATTCAAACTTTCTCATGATACGTTGGGGATCAAGTGTGCAAGGTCCTAGTGAACTTCAAGAATACTATTTGATAGCCTGTAATCAAAGATTGAACAAACATTTCTTTGACATTAATCGACATCCTAAGCTACAATGGCTTTGTGCTACTGCTATTTCGCCAGGTATGGGCAACCATAGACATCAGTGGATAGCACCAAAGAAAAAAGAAAAAGGCAACAACGAAGGAAAGAAAATATTGATGGAACTGTTTCCTGCTATGAAAGCAGATGAAATAGATATGCTCAGCAAACTTATAACAAACAAAGAACTAAAGGAATACATGCGTGACAGTGGAGTCGCAGACAAAAAGTGAAACCTATCGATGCAAGTACTGTGAACGTGAATTTAGAAAAGAAAGCACACTAGCAGTACATCTTTGCGAACAGAAACGCAGATTTCAAGAAGAAAAAGAAGTTGGTGTACAAATTGGTTTGCAAACTTACTTGAAGTTTTACACTATGACACAAGGTAGTGCAAAACTTAAAACCTACGGTGACTTTGCTACTTCACCTTACTACAAAGCATTTGTAAAATTTGGAAGACATTGTGTTGCAATTAATGCAATAAACGTACCCAAGTTTGTTGAATGGGTAATCAAGCAAAACAAAAAACTTGATCATTGGTGTAAAGAAGCGGTATATGACGAATACCTGCATGAATATATAAGACGTGAAGCCCTAACAGACGCACTTGAACGTGGTATTGAATATACTATGAAGTGGAGTGAGAAAACAGGACACCCAGCACACGATTTTTTGCGTTATGGAAATGACAATGCAGTTGCGTTTGCAATAAGTACTGGACGAATATCACCCTGGTTGGTGTTCAACTGCGAATCAGGACAAGCATACCTAGCAGATATGAATCCTGATCAAACAAAAATAGTATGGCCTTGGATTGATCCAGACTTTTGGCAAAAGAAGTTTCGCGATTACCCAGCAGATCAGGCATACTGTGAAGAAATACTAAAACAAGCAGGATGGTAATGTGCCTTTTTACACAGAAAAAATAAGTTTTACATTACCTGCAGAGGAGAACAAAATGGGACTAACTAGACCAAAAATTCAACAAATGGAAAAAATAAAAAAATCCAAAGACCCACAATTCTATATGTTGTTGATCAAAAGTGCAATACGCATCGGTGGATGCTATGCATTGCTAACTGGAGATTTTGTAATGGCCGCAATAGTATTTGCCATTGCTGAATTTGCAAACATAGGACACTATATTAGTAAATGAGTGCGGATGTTGACATAGATTTTGCTGATAGACAACAGATAATTGATTTGATTCAATGTACACCAGCAAGAATGAACACAGAAGGAAAAAAGCACAATAGTGGTGTGTACGTTACGCCTGTGCCATATGATGCTGAACATGATTGTGCAAGTATAGACTATGAGTATGCAGAACAACGTGGATATTTCAAACTAGATTTACTTAATCAAAGTGTATACACACTGATACGTAATCAAAACCACTATGATAGAATGTTGGCAAAAGAGACAGACTGGACACGTCTACAAGACAAAAGTTTTTGCGAACAAATAGTGCATATTGGAAACTATCATGACCTAATAGTTGCAATGCAACCAGACAACATACAACGCATGGCAGCGTTTATCAGTATAATACGTCCAGGTAAATCTCACCTACAACGTAAGAGTTGGCCTGAAGTATTTGCAACTGTGTGGGATGGAGATGATAGTGCTGGTTTTGTATTTAAAAAATCACATGCAATCAGTTATGCACGTCTTGTTGCACTGCACATTAATCTACTCTGCGAACCAGTGTAATACTTCTTCTTTTTATTTTTTTACGACTAAGTTCTGCTAGACTTGTGCTTGGCCCAAGCAAAATTTGTAGATCTTTGTTTATAAAAGTTTTTAAATAAGGTCGAAATTTTTCCCAATCTTGTTTGAGAAATATGTTAATTGGAATACTGCGATTAGATTCCCACCACCATTGGTTGGCCAGTTCTAAAAAATCACGTTTTATATGATCTTCTACAATACCTCCAAAATCGTAGATAGTGGTAATTTGATCGTCACGGTTTTGTATTACACCAACGTATTCATTTCCTGCATATGTACAGAAAGTGATAAATGGATATCGTTCTGCAATCTTTTCGAATAGCTCTACGCCCATAAATACCTTATAATTGGAGTTAATTAATGTATTCTACACCCGTATATTTATATCAGCAGAAGCAACAGGTGTTATTACCTGATACGAGTGGTGCGTACTTTCAAAGGAGATGGCAACCAGTGTATGCAAAAAAATTAAAAGTCAACAGAGGCGTTGATAATGTCATATTATTTGAATTTGTAAACCAAGATCAAAAGCCGGTAAACATTTCTGGTAGTACAATAACATATAGAATGATGTCCACAGATGGTGATGAACAATTAATAGCCAAAGATTTAGAAACATTAAGTGCGGCATACGGTAGAGCAAAGGTTACACTTACCAGTGAAGAACTTGACCTCATCGAAGAACAGACTGCAACCTGGAGTTTGGAACGTGCCAGTGGCAATCTCTATGAAGCAGTGTTTACAGATGCATACAGTTCGGGACGTGGACAAGTTGAAATTGTAGATAGTGTATATCCTAATTTTGTTGAAAGCAAGTTACTGGAAATACCCAAGCCAGATGATTATGGAATAAAAACTGAATCTGGAGATAGAAGATATACCAGTATGGCATATACTGCAAACAATACACTTACAACATTCCAGTTTGACTTTGACAACTTTTCGGGAAATGTAAAAGCACAAGGAAGTGATACTCAAATTGGCCCAGTCTGGTATGACATCGGTAGTCAAACAGTCTATACCAACCAAACCAAGAGAGCATTTGTAAACGTCGAAGGAAAGCACAACTGGGTGCGTTTCGAAATCAATCAATATGGTGTGGCCGCAACTGGAAGTGCCACTGTTCAAAACGGAGCAGTCACTGAAATAAGTGCTACTGGTGGTAGTGAGTACTATGGTCCAGGAACACCAAATGTTGAAATCTCTGGATTAGGCACAGGAGCCACTGCAACTGCAACCATAAGCGGAAATGTGGTTACACAAATTTCTGTTACCAATGGCGGACAAGGCTACGAAGCCACGCCTACTGTTGAAGTCAACAACGGCACAATTACCCAAATTACCTATCGGTAATCAAAACACTTGCACAATACAATAGGTTATGTTATTATTACATAATGATTGATCTATTGAGTTACATTTCGCAAAAAAAACCCACTGTATCTGGTTGGGTATCCTTTAATGCACCATGTTGTGTGCATAACGGAGAATCACAGGATAAACGTATGCGTGGAGGTGTAAAATATCAAGATGATGACTGGAGTTATCATTGTTTTAACTGTGGTTTTACTGCAAGTTTTGTTGCTGGACGTAGTGTTAGTTACAAAGCACGTAAACTGTTAGAATGGCTTGGAGTTGATAGTACTGATATTGAAAGGCTCAACTTAGAAAGTTTGAAACGTAAAAGTCTATTAGATCTTACTGCTGAAAGAAACAAAATAAGACAACGTAAAATTGAATTTGAAGA